TGTAACTGCTACTTGCACCATTGTACCGTTGTCATTTAATACCACTCTATCAGCGTCAGCAACTGTTGTAGATGTAGCTGATGTGCCACCATCCATTATGTTTAACTCTGCTGCTGTTGATGTTACGTTAGTTCCGCCAATGTCTAATGTTGTCATTGATACTTCACCAGCTACTGTAGCGATTCCACTAGCAACTGTTATTAAATCTGTGTCTCCAGTATGTCCTATAGTAGAACCATTAATAATTACGTTATCAACTGTTAAAGTTGTAAGTGTGCCAACCGATGTAAGATTAGGCATTGCTGTAATTTCATCGTCAAAGTATGCAGCTAAATCTGTAACTGCAACTTGTACCATTGTGCCATTATCATTTAAAACAACTCTATCCGCATCAGCAACTGTTGTAGATGTGGCTGACGTTCCACCGTCAACAATATTTAATTCTGCTGCAGTTGAATCAACTGCCGCTAGTTTTGTAAAATCTGCTTGTACTAATCCAGAAACTCCATCTAATAAATTTAATTCTGCTGCAGTTGAAGTTATTGCTGTGCTTCCAAAAGTAAGACCACTTTCTGGTACAACAATGCTACTTCCAGATTGTGCTGTAAAAGTATTTGCTGTAAATTGAAAATCATCTGCACCAGCAATTTTAATATCTATTTGATCATCTGTGTCTGCTGTAATACTTGTGTCTGCATCAGCATCTAAAATTAATTCTTTACCATCTAAGTCAGTTCCACCACTAAATCCTGCATCAACAATATTTGTTCCGTCTGAATAAAATAATTTTGTAGTTTTTTCTGATACACCAAAAGTTACACCTGTTCCTGATGCTGTTTTAAATTGTACTGTGTATGCACCCGATGTGCCGTTTGTTACAATATAAACTTTTTCTACTGAATCTGGTACAGTTACAATAGAATTACCTGTTATTGTACCTGTTAATTTTATAACAGCGTTTTGTGCTGTTGCTGTAGATGCACCATCAGTAATTGATAATGCTAATGTACCACCACTAGTTACTGCTTGCTCTACGTAACCTGATATGGCTGTGTTAACGATGTCTAGATTGGTATTAGTTTTATCTCCCCAAGTTCCGGCATTCTCGCCGGTTGCCATTTTTTCTATACCAAGTGTTGTAAATGTTGATGCCATAATTTAATTCCTATTGTGGTGGTGACTGTATAGGTATCCTAACAGTACCATCTGTGTAATCATCTCTTCTTCGTCTTCCAATTTGTTCTGCAGCAAATAATTGCACTGCTTCTTTATATTTTCCTTCATATAGTTGTAACATATCCATGGGTCCTTTTAAAAAAGCATAAGTTTCTGCTAAACAACAATATAACAGACCGTTTGGAAAATTCATACTAATATAATTAGTATCATTATTTTCAAATATTGTTGGAGCTGCATTATAATGTATTTTATATGCAAATGTATCACTTGGTGTTGGTGACACAATTATAGATCCAGAGTTTGATGAGCTTTCTCCAGTTGCTCCTGTATCTAACATTGCATAATATTTAGGTGTTCCAGTAGATGTAGTTGCTGAAATATATTCCTCTAAAAATGTTACATCTTTTTTTTCTAAATAAGTATTAGCACCAGTATAAGTAGATCCAGTTGCAGTGTAAACCTGCACCGCTCTAATAAATACTGCTCCTGCTGGTACAGTTACAGTTCCTGTTCCTGCTGTAAAATTACCTGTAGATGTTTTTCTATCTGCATCAATTGGTATATCTCTAAAGATTCTATATTGTGCATTTAAAATAATATTTTCTATAACTGAATCTGACAACACAGTAGAGCTAACTTCTGTATAACTTCTTATTTGTGTTTTTAATCCTGATGCGCTTATTCCTGCCATTATGCTGTTAGAGTTGCCGGACCTGCCGAGCAATTCTCTCCTCCTCCTGATGTACTACCACTTGTAGCAGTATCTGTGTCTACAGTAAAGTGATAGAAATCTGTTGTGCTAGTTATATTTCCACTTGAATCTCGTTTGCCAACTGTAATAGAATATCCAGCGGCTTTTGCAACGTTTGATCCTGTTATGCCATCGAATGATGCAGGGTTTGCAAATGTGCCTGCAGTAGAAGGTGATCCTCTAAATCTTACAGTATCACTTGTTGATCTACCATGCGATGGTTCTGATACATTTATAATTCCTGATGAAGCTGCAATAGTTTCAAAAGGATTTGGTTTTAATATTACTGCAACAGAATTTTCTACTCTGTCAGGTCTTGCATTCATTAAACCTTCTTGATCTGCAGCATGTACACCTAATTCTAGTTGTGGATGTTTAGCTTCAAATTCTGATTTGTGCACAAGCGAACCATTCCATTCTCTAATCATTTCATTATATGGAAATTCAAATCCTGATCTATCTGATATTGCTTTTGCGTATTTTCCTGTTGCCATTATATATTCGGGTAATAATTTTTAGGAGTTATGTATGTACTAGCAGCAGAACCATCTTCTGATAGTGCTCTTGCTAATTCATCTTCGTAATATAACTTCATTGTTTGTGTTAACTGCGGATTTACTTTTTGACTTAAATAAAAAGCTAATCCTGAAACCATACAAGGTACGAATCTGTATGGAAGATCTGTTGCATCTGTGTAAGTAGAATCTACATCTTGTATTCTTTTTAAATAATAAAAATGTAAATCTTTAGATGCGTTAGAAGAATCTGCTGTTGGGTAAACTGTTATTGTAGTTTTGTCCACGAACCTTTGAACAAAAAATTGTGCTGGTGTTCCTTTAGATAACTTACTTGATAATGCAGAATAAGTTGCTCTAGAAATTTTTGTTAAAGAAGAATCTGTTTGTGTTGTTTGAGTTCTATTAGATCTTAAAGTTGCTTCAAGTACATCTGCCACACCATAAGTATTAGCAGGATTTGTAACAGCACTTGTGCCATCACCTGTTGCTCTAAAAAAATCATACTCAGCTTGACCTTCTATTAAATCAATATTAGCTTCACCGACTTCCCAGTAGTGAATACCTCTATTGCCCCATTCTTGAAAAAGAATGTTTAATGATCTTCGTGCAGTTTTTAATTGATAACCAGAGCTGACTTGTACGCCAATTCTTTCGTATGCTTCTTCGATAATCTCGTCAACAGCAAAAGTTTTGTCAAAAGTAACTGTGCCTGAAGTTGTATTGGCCATCAGTTATCTCCTAATATAATTTTTTAAATTCTGCTATTACCGTATACATGTTTGCAGCATCTGCTGTGCCTGGAACTACAAGGTTAACATCACTTTGGTTAGTGTTGTTTGATTTGTCAGTTTTTAATCCACCAAATTCTCTAAAGTCCCAATAACCAGATCCTGTTAAACCAATAATAGGTATGTCGCCGTCATCATCTTCTTCATCCATACGAACGTAAGAATCTCCACCATCTCCACCTTGTGATGAATACCATACTCTTTGTAAAACTAAGTGTAAGCAAGAAGCACCTTCTGAATTATTTGCCATTGCTGAAACATCTCCAAATACAGTTGTTCCACCCGATCCGTCTGATTGATTTACATATTTAATAACCACTCTAACATCATTTTCTTGCATGATAGTTGGTCCTGTTACTGTGTCTGCCATAATCCCTCCTTAATTAAGATTACTAGATGGGGCCGAAGCCCCATCATAATTTATTTATTATTCAAAAACGTGTCTACTAATTGATTGGTAGTGTACGTTTACTGCTTCAGCTGCTGCCGCACCTGCTTCAATACCAATGTATGGAATTAAATCCACGTCATCAGTTAAAGCAGCTGTTGTTACAACTTGTTTACCAGGTTGAACTGCTGTTACTGCAGTGCCGCCTGTAGAACCTGAAGTTTCAGTAACATTGTACTGTATACCATTTACAAAAATAGTCGCTTTTCTATCACTATCAATTTTAATTTTAAAATGATATTGCGTATCTGCTGCAACAGTAATTGGTAGTCTACTAATGTAATCAGTTCCACCAATACTGTGAACAAAATGCCATTTAGCAAAATCAGTGAAAGCTTCACTATTTGTTGCATCTGTTTGATATTTAAAAAATACCTGGTTAGCATCAGTTGCTACTAATTGATCATTAGTTAATTTCATACCAGCCCAAACTTTTTGGTTATCAAGTGCAGGTAAAGAAATTGAACATTCCCATTCAACTTGATTCTCAGTACCATATAAAACTTTAGACCAAGCTGATTGGTTAGTGTCCAAATGTGGTAAAAGAATTGCCTGATCCTGATCTGCACCAGCAGTTGTCATTAAGATTCCTGCTTGAGTTCCTGGAAAAGTTGTTAAAGCAGTCGTCATGTTAGTACCTAATGTTTCAAAGTTTTTGTTCGCTGCTTGTGTTATTGCTAACGCTGATGCATTATCTGCGTCAGGGTCAATGATATTTATCGCATTAAGGCCTGGTCTTTGATAGAAAGGCTCATAAAGATAATATCTTCTAGCATCATGTAATCCAAAACATTGAGTTCTGTCGTGAATTGTACCTGTAGCTGCTGTTTTACTAATTAGCTGTACGTTGTTTTCCGAACGTACCGGTCCGCTAAATGTTGTATTTGCCATATTAATATCCTCCTAGATATTTTAAATGTAGTCCCTAGGGGTGTCGACCATACGCGTCTACATTTAATGTTTTTATTTTTTGTATAGTGGTAAAATTATATGTTATTTTTTAGTAGAGTGCAAGAGATCCTAAGGTATTTATGCATTTCAGCAATGTAGCTTTTGATTAAGTAGCTACAGAAACTTGTGGAGCAGCGCCTTCAACGCTATTTTGTCTGTGAGCAATAGCTGCTTCTTCCAGCTTGATCTCAGTAATGACTTGTTTAACTTTGTCATCAATTCTGACCATTTCAAGAGTATATCTATTATTGTCAATATGCTCCTGTTCCCACTTCAACTCCAAGGACCTTTTTTGTTTGTATAGGTCTTGTATCATTAACAACCTCCTCATAGGTTATTCGATTTACTCGGTTATCGTATGATATACCAAGATATTCCCAATTTATACTTTTTTCTCCTAGTTTGTCAAGGATTGATTGTTCTAAAGAAATAGCGTTATCTTCAGACAAAACTTCAAATTTTGCGTGATGATCGTACGCCCATATGTTTATTAGGAATTTTTTCATGTCTCACCGTATTATTTGTTGAATGTGGCCGAACTATGTCCGGCCACAAAAAGTTTTATTTATTACGCACCTTCAACGCCGAAGATACCTCTAAAGTCAGAAAC